TTTATATTTATTATTTACATTGTTCACATTCTTTATTTATAATGTTTATATCATTATCAATATCATATAATATTCTATAATCATCATAATATAATTCCATATTGCTAGTAGGTGAATTCTTAGCTTTATAATTATAGTTAGCAAATGGATCCATTAAATTGGCAATAAATTCATTTAATTTCTCTGGCTGATCGTTATATTTCTTTTCAGAAAAACTATAAAAAAAACTAGAGCGTTTATCCTCAGCATCTATAATTTCCTTATGAAACATTTGGTCAATAATTGAAAAAGCTGACTTCAATAAAATAATATCTTGTAATAATTCGCGCTTCCTTTCAAATAATTTAAGTACAATCCTAGCAATTGCCTTAATTTTTTCTTTATATTCATTACAGACACTATCTTGTTCATATACATTTTTTAAATTAATAAAATATCGTATTTCATTTTTCACATTAGTAAAATCTGTTATTGTCTTTTTACGTAATCCATCAATTCGTTTAATAACTGAAAATATATTTGTATTATAAATAACTGGATAACGTAGTCTTACAGTGCGTGGAATAAGAAACTGATTTGTCTCTTTTATTTCAGCAATCTTTTTCTCAACATCATCTAGTTTTTGTTTCATTTCTTTCTCTATTTCATAGCGCGTTTCATCAATTTGTTTTTTTAATATTTGTTTTTCTTTATTATTATTGTTCATTTTTTCATATTCATATTCAAGACGCTGTAAATCATTATAGCGAAATAACAATACAGAACCTGATGTAAATTCAACTGTACTTTGTAATTTATCATATTGATGTGATGATATTTTATGTGCTTCTGATGCCGCATCTAATTTTAAAAAGTTGACAATAGCTAATAAACAGGCAATTAATGCATTTAGTGAGGCAATAAAAATAGATCCCCATTTATATGTAGTTATAAATGATGATAGCACAGTTGCTGCACTTGAAATTAATATAGAAGGCATCATATATATATTTAGATGCGTTTCACAGAAGAATTTGGATTCCATATAAATAATTTTGTGTCCTTTTAGATAGCTTGCTAATACATCAAGGGCGCTACTATATTTATGACTAATATCAAAATAAGCACGATCAATGCGATGCTCAACATCTTTATATTCTAGTTTTTTAAATGGATATAAAATTGTTGTATTACTAACATTTGTATTTATAACATTTGTATTGCTAACATTTGTATTTGTTGTAGCATCTTTACTATCTTCATTACTAACACTTCTGGTTTTAAAATTGCGTCCATTATTAACAAGTGTATTAAATGATAAAGCTATTACATTTTCATCTTCTGAATGATAATTTCCACCATCAGAATTGGAGTCATCATTATCATATATAATTGCTTTATTATTTGGTATATAACTAACTTTATTCATATTATTGATTAATCCTTCCTCCATTTTTAAAATATCCTTTTCCTTCAATAAATCTGTTACCATTTTTGTTTCATTTATAGCAAGTGACATGTTATTTTTATTATTTAGCATAATTTACTAATTATATAAGTTATTATATAATAATAATCTAAATATAACATATAAAATAAATGACAAGAACATTAAAAACACATATTAAAGGCCGCGGAAAATATTTAAAAGGCTGGTCAAAAGTTCAACCCGGAACCCATGCTAGAACTGTTATGCTTCATAAATGCGGTAAAAAATGTTTCTTAGGACCTAACAAAACATTTCCAATTTGCGCAAAAAATACATGCAAAATAAATAAAAAAGGTGTTTATGCGGCATATATTCGTGCTAATGAATTTGCCACAATCAAAGGTACACGAAAATACAGAAATATAGCTTCAAAGGCAAAACATATGTTATATCATTAATCTTATAATCAATTATATCTAATATAACAAATGTATTTATAAAACTAATTAAATAAAAAATAATAAATATTAATATATTATTTTTATAAGCAACTAACAAATGAATAAAATATTGTCATTTAAAGATTATAGTGAAATCTATATAAATCCCAGAAGAACTAAATCAGAAACAGATATATCCTGCAAAAAATATAATAATAATTGTGATTATGATTATAATAGTGACTATGAATATGATGAATATGATTTCTTTGTAAATGTAGAGACGCCTTTTCAAATTCAAAAAAATACTAACAAATCTAAAAGTATAGAACCTGTTATTAATAATATAAATGATATATCTAATATAAATAATATATCTAATATAAATGACATAAATGACATAAATGACATAAATGACACAGAAATAGATAATATTATAATAAAACCACAACCATTTTCTTACAAAAATATATTTAATAGTTTGTATATAAAACTATTAGTTCCAGCAGCTATTATATTTTTCTTATATTAATGACACCTCCTTCTTCATATAAGGTATCATATTGTCATAAATTGTAGTTACTTGTAAAATAAACGCAAAATCAATTGAATGTAAATCAACTAACAATCCTTCTTCATCTAATATTTTAATACTTATTTTTGAAATATCTACAGGTGAATTGTAATTTCGCGTCTTATATATATCATTTGAATTATTATCAAATGTGGAAATATATTTTGGTGTTGTAATTGGTAATACAGCTATAATATTTTTACTTAATATATATGTTGGTAATACACCATATGTTGTTTCATTCTGATAGTCATTATAATCATTTAATTCAAAATAATAATAGTTTTGCAATGTATCTTCAAATGGAGCTTCACAAGTATATGTATCAGAACCAATATATTCAATTTGTCTGAACCCCATTAAATAACCCATTGTTGTAAAATATTCAGAAGGTTTAATCTTCTTCTTTACATCTGAATTATCATAATTTGTATTTAATGTGTGCGTATAATCAAATTCAGCACAATCATAAATTGTATCAATCGAATTTATTTTTTTAATAATATTTATTTTAAATGTATTTGTGCTATTTGTAATATTTAAAGTATTTAAATTATCATTAATTGTTACAGTAAATCTGTTTGGATGTGTTCCAATAACTTGCTCATTAATTGCCTTTTCTAATATAGGAGCAAATGTAGTTATTGTATAATTACCAGATGGTATTTCTACAATCGCATTTAATCCTGTATTTTCTTCATATATATATATTTGATTTGTCTCATTAACTGATGAAAATGTATTGGAAACATTTGGTATCTGAATTCCAGCAAGACTAATAGCAATTACATTTTTGATTTTGTTAGGTAGTGTAAAAGAACAATTGCTTGAAGTAGTGCGAAAATAATTGTCTCTGAAGCGCGTATTATAAATATAATTGGAGACATTTGTTGAAACATTATAGCCATTAATTGATGCTGATGGTATAGATTGGGTTTGTAATGCTGGATGATTTGAAGCAGGATTAATAATTTTTCCAACATTATTGTATTTTTCTGGCAAATTACTAGATATATTAGCTCTATTTGTAATATTTGCATCTTCTGATTCTTCCATTGTTGCTGGTGTAGAGCTCTGTGTTTTAAAACTTTGAACCCCGATTTGGGTCCCTATTTGATTTTTGAAACGTTTTTCGGATGTAATTTTTGCAGCTAATATTTGTTTTCCTGATTTGATGAAACTAATAATTTCATTGCGATACTCATTGTTATTATTATTATTATTATTATTATTATTGTTATTGTAAACCTTCAATATTTCACTAATTATTTCACCTTCTTTATTATCTAATTCTTCATTTGAATATCCATTTGTTAATCTAAAAAAATTCATCAATTCGCCAATTGTATAATTATTTATATCTAAATCAATACTATTATTATTAACGCTCATTTATATTATATTAATTAATAAAAATATAATCTAAAATCAAAATAAACTAACAAGTATATTTCATATAATTTGTATAATTTAATATTCCACATTGAGTATTACCAAATAAAGCGCCAACTGGATCAACCGTGTTTGTCCAATTTAAAGGAACTGTAGATGATGTATCAATACTTACTGGATTATTACAAGCATCACATGATGTGTCTATGTTATTACAAGGAAATCCATTAATTAATGTACATACATTTTGTAAGTCCATTTTTGAATATAGACCAGCAATTAAATCTGTCTTATTAAATGGTACTAATCTATTATTAGCTAAATATTTGTAGCTAAGTCGTCTTCCATTATTAAATAAATTCATTTGATTATATGAAGCAGATTTAGTAGAACATTTATTAGGTTCATTACAATAAACAATACGTGATTTTTTATTTATAATATAGTCACTTTGAAATGTATTGGGACGCAATGTGCCAAATGTAGGTTTTGCTGGTATTATTTTAAATGCATGAGCCATTATACATATATTTATATTATAATTCATTTATAATATAAATTATTTGTTATAAACTATTTATTAGAGTTCTTTTTAGTTTTATTATTTGTTAGTTTATTGTTTTTTTTAGTTTGTTTTATATATTTTTTACTATGACTACTAACATCGGTTTCCATTATTTTATCTAAATCTAGATGTTCAATAAATCCAATTTTTAAAAACTGTCTACTAGTTTTACACGCTAATGCCATTGTAATATAATGCTCACTCTTTAAAAATGCATTTAACCTGCGTCCTTTTATAACTGTGTCAAAAGGAATATAAAAAGTGTTTGGTCCCACACCATATTTACCAGTATAGTCCATTTCAAACTCTAATTTAGGTGAAATAGCAAATATAACTGCTTTTTTTATATTTATTCCTGGCGCCAACTCTATTTTGTTAGTACGTAGCTTTTTTGAACTAGTATAAATAACAGAATATTTTGTGCCATTATAAAGTTCTAATGTTTTTCCACGATTATAGATCGCATTATTTTTCTTATTTGTAATGTATTTTTTTATAAGTTTTTCAACATAAGGAGACCAATTACGCACAGGATTTATTGGTCTGTCGAGCAATTGTGTAGTAAAAGTGCGACCATCTGTATTTTCAATAATAGTATTTTTGGGTAGCCTATTTTGTAATACAAAATAACAAATATATTGTTGTATTCCTGGAAAAAAAGACTGTATTTCAGAATTAAAACTAACAAATTGTACATTATTTTTTATTAATGTATTATAACCAACATTTCCATTTCCACTAAGCATATTATCTGGCACTAAAAATGTCAAATATCCATTATCTTCTAACAAACTTAGCGACTTAATAAAAATACGCTCATATAATTTACTTTTTCCACCACTTCCGCCAGTTGTATTATCTTCTTGAAATGGTGGGTTACCAATAATAAAGTTATATTTAATATTTTCTTTTACTAACAAGAAATCAGAACATGATATATTTGCTTTGGGACCAAATAGTTTTCTACAAATATTGCAATTAACTGAATTTAGTTCAACCATATACAACATATTTTCAATAATATGTGTACTTCTTTTTGCTTCATTTGGCTGCCATTTTTTAAGCCCAGTCATTAGTCTCTGATAAATATGAATTAAAAAATTACCTGATCCACAACAAGGATCAATCCATTTAAAATCCGGATTTGTCCAACTGCTTGATGGTAATTTATCGAGCATTTTTTTAATTAAAGCGGAAGGCGTAAAAACTTCGCCATATTTGGCCTTTTCAAGGTTCTTTACTGGTAAATATTTGGTAATAAAATCTTCCATTTCTTCATTTGTCATGTCTTCAATTGTTTTATTTGTATTAGTCATTTTTGTTAGTATGTGTCTAATATATACTAACAAAAATAAACAATTTTATTAACAATTTTATAAAACATTTTATAGTTATAATATATATTATAAATGCTTTCTTTAATTATTACTAAAAAAAAGACCTTAAAAAAAGGTCAAAAGAAAAGGCATAAATGGTCGCAAAAATATAAAAATAGTATTAACTGTAGACGACCTAAAGGGTTTTCACAGAAACAATATTGCAAATATGGAAGACATAAAAAATAAAAATAAAAAATAAAAAAAATTATAAATCATAAATAGTCTGAAAAGTTAGGCAAAAGCTGTAATCCATATTATTTAAATTTAAAATTCTTCCATATTCATCAAGCAACTGTATTTGTAATTTTTGTATATCAACTGGTCCAAAATATTGTCTTGGAGTTGTTATTAAATTATAATTACTTTGAGATAATATACTAAATACATTTCCTTGTAATGAAATACGGGCTAATATATTTTTATTTAAAAGCGATGATGTAAATGCACCATAAAATCCATCATTTACATTATTATTAAAATCATCAACTGCTAAATAAATATATTTAGTTCCAATAAAATCAATAATACCTTCTGAAACATATGATACATTATTTTCATAATATCCTTCTCTGAAACCCATTAACCAGCCACATTTTAACGGTAACGGAGTTTGTCTGTCTTCATTACCATATCTATCTGTTTGAAAATTAATTGTAAAACTAGTGATAGTTGAACCACTTGCAATACCAACAATCATACGACCACTTCCTCCAGAGCCTGAACCAGATGGTGTATTAGCATCAGCAATAAACTGAATATCCTTATATAATACATCTACTGTTTGATTTTGAAGAAAGTTATTTACATAATTAGTAAATGAAAGATAATCATAATTACCATCAGGAATAATAACAATCAAAGGATCAACTCCAGGATTAGCTATATCAAGTACAAAAAAGTTATTTCCAAAAATAGCAGATATTGCATAAAATGTTGTCGGCAATTCTAATGCTGACAACTGCAATGATACAATTTTTGTAAGACGTATTGGTAAGTCTAAATGAAAATTTGATGATTGGGTTGTATAATAGTTTTCTCTAAAACGGGTATCAATATTTATATTTTGTCTTAATATGCGTTTATTTAAAGGATTAATTGTTCCTTGGTAGAATTCACTTGGGCTAGATTGGCCATAAGCAGTAGGTGGTTGTTTTATAATAAATGTAGAGCCACTTGAAATTGTGTCAGATGGCTGTAAAGTTTTATCCAAATTATAGACATTCTGGTATGTTTTTGCAAGATTGCTAATATTAGATGCTTGAGCAGTATTTCTTTGAGCTTGTACATTAATTGTTAATTTTTTCTTAACATCTGTAATAAAATTAAGTGTATTTGTTTTAATACTAGATGAAACAGTTTTGTCATTTAATATATTTTGCCTTAATTTAGCTTCTTTCATTTCAATTGTAGATTCATCATAGTTAGATGGCAACTCTAATATTTGTTCTAGCTCTGCTATTTTATAATTTGCTATGTTCAAATCAAAATTAGAACCATTGTTGTTAGTTAACATTATAATATATATAGATGAATTATTTTAGATTTTATTTTTAATAAGTATTTTATTTGTTATATTTATATTTATTTAATATATAATGTCTATACCATTATTTCCTAAGTATCCGTCATTTAATAATTCTGGTACTACTGGTCCCAAAGGTGCTACTGGTGCTACTGGTCCCAAAGGTGCTACTGGAGCTACTGGTGCTATAGGTGCTACTGGAGCCATAGGTGCTACTGGTGCTATAGGTGCTACTGGAGCCACAGGAGCCACAGGAGCCACAGGTGCCACAGGAGCCACAGGTGCCACAGGCCCTCAAGGGACACCTTATTGGACACTATCTTCTAATAAATTATATCCTACAACACTTAGTAATAATGTTGGTATCGGAACAAATAATCCTGGCTATGCCTTAGATGTAAGTGGTAATTTAAGAACATCAGCAGACTCGTATATAAATACATTAACAGTAGGTTTAGGTGCTGGAGCTGTCGCTGAAAATACCGCACTGGGTCAGAGCTGTCTTCAATCTAATACAAGTGGGCAATATAATATAGCAGTTGGTTCAGGTAGTCTTCAATATAATACAACTGGAAGTAATAATACAGGAGTAGGGTTTCGTTCAGTACAACAAAATACAACTGGATTTTCTAATACTAGTCTAGGATTATCTGCTCTACAATATAATACAACTGGAAACAATAATACAGCAGTTGGCGCCTATGCACTTTTACAACCTGCCGCCACAATTTGCAATACAGCAGTTGGTGGACTTTCATTTCAATACAAAACATCAGGAAATTTTAATACAGCAGTTGGATTTGACTCAGGATATAATGACGCTGCAGGAAGTAATAATACATATTTAGGATATTTTACTGGCCCATCATCAAATTTAGTGTCATATTCTAATTCAACTGCACTAGGTGCTCAGGCAACAATAAATGCTAGTAATCAGGTTGTATTAGGAAGTTCCGGTATTGGTAGTTTACAATGCCAAGTTGGTCTTACAATTGTAAGTGATGAAAGAGATAAAACAAATTTTGAACCATTAGATGCTGGATTAAATTTTATAAATGCAATATCACCAGTTCGTTTTGACTGGAACCAACGTGGCGGCGGTTTAGAAGGAAGAAAAGATGTTGGTTTTACAGCACAAAATCTATTAAAAGCACAACAAACTACAAATATACAAATACCTAATTTAGTTGATGACCATAATCCTGATAAATATTGTATTATGAATACACAATTAATACCAATTTTAGTAAAAGCTGTCCAAGAATTATCACAAAAGGTAGCTAACTTGGAAACTGAATTGGAATTAATAAAATCATCAAAGCCATAATTTTAAATTAAAAATAAAAAAATAAAAATTATAGTCGTCTGCGTCTAGCCAAATAAGATGCGGCACTAGTTCCTACCATACCATATGCTGTATGGGGTTGATAAACAAATGTGCCTTTACTAGCAGTATAACATAATGTATTTGAACAATTATTATAAGTCTTGTTGTAAGGCAATAATGTAGTATCAAACATTGTGATGTAATTAGATGAGCGATTTAATAATCCTTGGGGATAAGCCGTAACATTGCTTGTAAATGATGACATTATATTATTAATATATATTTTATTAATAATACAAAAAATACAAAGTAATATATAAATATTAAAAAATTAAAAAAAATTAAGCCACTTTTTTACCACACGCACTACATCCAGGCTTCGCTTTATGGACACGATCAATCATTTTGGCATTTAAAGGAAGAGGTGCAGGTGCAGCCTTGACAACATTATGTTGAGTTTGAACAACATTAAAACGCAATCCATTATAATTGGAATTATTACTAAATAACATTCGGTTCATCTGAATATTTTATATTTATTATAAATATTTTATATTTATAATAATTTACTTATTTTATTTTAAATTTTAAATTTCAAATATTTATAATGCATCACTACTAGCAAGACCAGTTAATAATTCACATGCAATTGTTGTTGTTGCATCAGGATAAGCATATATATCATATTTATTAGTATCACTAGGAACACAATTACAGTCATAATAAATAGATAAATATGTACCATTTACACTCTCAACTGAACCATCTTCAAATTGAATTGTATAAATATGAGTATCATTATCAATTGATATAATTTGCGCCTTGTATTTTTTACCACTACTGTCGCCAATTTTTTTGGCATAAACATATTCACCAACACTATATGTATATGTTACATCATATATTTGATCTTGTAAAGCACTACTATTATATAATTTTATGTCAGTACTGGTATTATCAGTAACTATAGGACAATTACAATCATTAACAATAGAGGTCTTCATTATTTTACCACCATAAATAGGATCAGCTCTATTAAATGGGATATAAGGAGTGCCAAAACCAGGTGGAACAGGTCCGCGTCTTATAGGTTTTTGAGCCTTAATTCTATTTAAATAACGATCATATGAATTATGTTTAATATCAACACCAGCTCCACCAGGTGACATAGCACCGGGTCTATTTGCTGTAATTGTGCGTCGTGTGCTACTAGAGTGGTAACCAGTACCGGCGCCAGTTTTGACAACTTGTATATGTGGCTGTTTTCGATCACTCATTTGGTTCCAATTAACACCAGGACTAACAATATATGCTGAACCAGAAATATCGACAACTGAATAGTCTAAATTAGGTTTTTCATATACATTTAAAGCACCTAAATTCATTGTATAAAGTGAAGATGGAACTCGTACTGTATTTTGTATAATTTTTTGACGTTGATATTGTGAAGCAGGGTCATTTGATGCCAAATTATTATTACAACCTCTACATCTGTAAACTAATGTATTTTCTTTAGGTCTGAAACTATTTAAAAGTGATGATTGTTGGAACATTTATATATATATATAAAATTATAAAATTGAATTATTTATGCTTCAATAAAATTATTGTATTAAAAATAAATCCAAATTCAAATGTTACATACAATTAATAATGATAAATTTAACACCAGCACAAACTGTGATGCTTATGTTAGCACAAACACAATTACAAACACAAAATACTGTTGCGCATTATGCAAAAAAAGTTACAGCCGGAAGATCTCATTAGATAAGCATAAAATATTGTGTGATTTTAAAAGTAAAACAAAGCTAGAACTTCAAGTTGAAGAAGAAGAACATGGTGATATTCCATCACATGAACAGCTTGTAAAAATAGTACAAGAACTAACATTTAAGTACATAAAATTAGAAGAAAAAATGGAAACACTACAGAAGTGGGTTAATCAAAAGAAACAGAAAATTAAAGTTATTGAGTGGTTAAATCAGCATATAATTCCTACAATTGGTTTCAAAGAGTTTATAAGTATAATTCAAGTATGTCAAGAAGATGCCTTGTCATTATTTGAAAATAATATTTTCCAGACATTCCAAATAATTATGGAAAATAATTTAAAGGCTAATCCGGACTTTGTATATCCAATTAAGTGCTTTTCGCAAAAAACAAATATATTTTATATATGTGAAAATATTATAAATAATGAAACTAATGAAAATAATGAAACTAAATGTGTATGGATACAAGCAACAAATGAGCAAATTTTATTATACTTAAAGAAAATTCAGAATAAAATAATTACTGAACTAACAAAATGGAAGTTAACAAATAAGGCGCAAATTGATAGCAATGATAAATTATCAGAGCAGTTTAATAAGGCAGTTATAAAGTTAATGAGTGTTAACTTTACAACACATGATGTAGGAGCTAGTCGCTTACGAAATGCATTATATACATTATTGAAGACCGATTTAAAGAATTTGATTGAATATGAGTTTGAATTATAAATATATATAATTATATTTAAATAATTATATTACGCACTATATATTTTTATAGTTTCTTCTTTTTGTTAATTTATTATTTGTATTTTTTTTTATTTTTTTATATTTTTTGGTACCTGTATATTTGTATTTCTTAGTTTTACGTCTGTTTCTTTTTCCTTTGGCAACATTTTCAAACATTGTTTCAGGTATTTGAATTATACTTTTAAAATTACTAATAGAAAATGATGTATAATTAGGTGTATTTGATTTTCCCTTCATTTTATTACATGCTCCATTTTCCATTTGGTCTTTAAGTGTGTTGTCTCCAATATGATAAAAATATGATGATAATAAGTCCTGGAAAAAACGGCATTCTACCAAAACTATATCATTTTTTAAGTCCATATTTGCGGAGAAAATATCATGTTCATCATATTCTAACCAATCATGATACTTAATTGAGCCATCCTTTTTTTGGTTTTTCTCATTGTTAACCGGATCTTCAAAAAAATCAAAATAGCTGTTTAATGAGTATCTTGGATCACCATAAATATCTTTATCTTTATCAATAACAATATCTTTGGAAAATATAACTTCTGGCTCTATTAGATCTTTATATTTGGCTTCTTTAAAATAATCATCAATTAAATATTCTGATAATATTTCTGGTTGTAAAAATAATGATTTAACAATTTGTATAACTCTACTTTCATCATGTATTTCAAGTAGTTCTTTTATTTTCTCCTTTATTTCTTTATATAAAACATAATTTATATGTCTTGAATTAAAAAATAGCAAGTCTTTCAAATAAGTATAATATTGTTTTACAAAGTCATTGTAAAATGAAAAATAGTAAAATCTGTTTATCTTAAATAAAATTAGAAACATATATGTTTTTAACTGTTTTACTTGTGTTTTCTTATTTCGTAATTTAATTTTTTCATCTTTTGTTAAAATATTAGAAATTATAAAGTAATCATATAATTTATTAACACACAATTGTATATTTTTAATAGTAATTATTCTATCTTTTAATTCACTTGCTACTTCAGGTATACTATTTGAATAACCTGTATAATCAGTTGCAATTTGTATGAATATATCAATTATATCTTCTGCTTTGGCGGAAAATGTCATTTGGATTTTTGCGCACACATTATCAATACTGTCATCTAATTGTTCACTTTTTACTTGGTCAGTTTGTAAATAATATAGCCTTTTATTTTTTCTATAAAGCAAATAATTACCTGGTACTATTATTTCTTTGCCTTCTTCTAATGGATTATTGTATAAAACTTCTCCTGGAATAGGTTTCATGTTATCTAAGTGTTTAAGTATATTTTTTATCATATTTAAAAAAGTATCTAATATTAAGTTATTACTTTGTTGTGGTTTATAATATGTTACAACCCATTCTACATTTGTAAAATTAGAACATTTTTGGCTGGTGTCTTCTTTAAATTTAAAATGAATATCATATGTTCTATCTTTTTCAGAACATCTGTATTTATATAAGGTATTTTTTACTGATACAGGAAATTTATCCTCAGGATATTCTTTATCAAGATCTTTACATAATGAACTTAATATTTTGTTAAATTTTGGTTTTGCTATATCATTTGTAATATTAAATACTGCATCTGGATATATACTGTCATAATCATATCTATTATCAAATCTATACATTTTTGCGGTTGGTTGTTCTTCATTTCTTTCATATATATCGGCATCAATACTTGATGCTACTGATGAGCCTTTTGATAAGGAATTTGATGAACCCTTTGTTAAAGATTTTGTTGAACCCTTTAATGAGCCATTTGAAGAACCTTTTGTTAAAGATTTTGCTTCTTCTTCATCTTCATCTTCACCAATTTCTTCATCTTCTATATCTTCATCTTCACCAATTTCTTCTTCACCATCTTCTTCACCTACTTCTTCACCAACTTCTATATCTTCTTCTTCTTCTGAATCTTCATTATCATCATCATACATTTCATATTCATCTAATTTCTTAAACTCTTCCATATCTTTTCTTGCTGAATCTGAATTATATAAAACATAAGTTGGTCTAAACTCTTGAGTTTCTGTTAGTTTAACTAAATTTGTACACTCTACTTCATATCCTATACTTAGTATTTTGTCTAATCCTGATTGATTATTTATATTTCCACCAGTTAATCTATTTTTTCTAGTTATTTTTGTTTTCTGTTTCATTGTGTTTATATTTATATATATAATATAGAATATATATTATATAGTCTACTCATCTTCATTACGTTCTTTAAAATAATTCATAATATCATCAAGTAGCTCCTTGGGGCATGTAGGTGATGGTATCATTAAGCCTAATTCATTAAATTCTACATGTTTATAAGGATCAAAATTATGTTTAATAAGAATTTCCCAGCGTTCTGTATATTTTCTATTTTTTTTGGATCCATGAAAATAGTGACGAATAACACCTGGAACATATCCTATGCGCAAATTAGCACAACTAGATTGAAAAATAGAAATAGTATCTTTGTATCCATCAGTTGACATTTCATTAACTGCTTTAAGACCTTTATTAATAAAAGAAAGTGCCATAATATTATCTCCAGAACCAAGTACAGCAACTTCAAATAGCCCATTCATTTTCTCATATGCTCGTCTAGTACATGCATAGGCATAACCAGGATGCCAATAATTTTCACCTTGACCTAAATATTTATTTTTCTTTGTATATTGATATCCAAAACTATTAAATACCTTCATTGTTAGTTTCTCTTTATCCATATCTACACAATGACTAAATAATTGAACAATATCTTTACATCCATTTAAAATTTTTAATGTATCACTTGCCCAAGTAACATTTTCAAATTCAATATCTGCATCAATCCAGGCAAAAGCCTTCCACTTTTTGGGTAATAAATATTTAACACCTAAATTAATCATATTTTCTTTATGCCATAGTGGCGCAGTATGTGTTCTTATTTGAAGATGTTTCTTATTATTTTTTTCAGTAACATAAAACTGCTGATTATTATAAGCTAGTTCAACAATATATAGTTCTACATTTGGCTCCTCTAATTCTATTCTTCTGATAAATTCACGTGCTAAAAGATATCGTGTTCCATATTGGCATGGATTAGAAATAACAATAATTACATGTAATTTGTCTTCAATTGGTTCATTATTATTTATTGCTGCCTTAATTTCATTTTCACAATACTTAATATCATCAATTTCAATGTTATTTATAACAGTCATTATGTATATTATATTTTTTTACTATTTATATTAATTTTTAACCTAAATCAATAAATTTAATTACTTATTTATATAAATTTTTCAACAATAATACCTTTATTATTATAAACCCAAATTTCATAATTATATCCTAATTCTTTTGCTGTATGTTGTTTAAGAAATATATTATCTTTTTTATTTTTTATAGTCCATATTGATTTTATCTCAATACATTTATTTTGTGAAGGTATAAAAATATCAACATAATGTCTATGTTTTTTACCAGATATATCATTATACCAAATTGTTGGAACGTTTTTTGCACCAGTTATAATGTCTTCTTCAAAAATATTATCTTCATTAATTAATTTATTAAGAGCAAATGGTTCATAACCTTGACAATATATTTGATTTCCAGATGGTAAAGTATAAATTTTTCTTTTGTATGAATTTTTATGAGCTTTTTCAGCAATTTCAGGAATTTGACTATTATACTCAACTCCAAAATTTGTTAAATAATAATTTTTAGCCTTATCTCTTATAATATTTGATTTTAATGGTGTTTCAGTACCATATTTTTTTAAACATGTTTCTTTAATTTTATTTTTAATACTTTCATTTTTTAATGGATTATCTGTTCCATATTTTTTTAAACAAGTAGTTTTTGTTTTTTCTCTAATATCATTATTTTGGTTTGGATTTTTAGCTCCAAATTTTTTGATATTAGTTTTAATAATTTTTTCTTTAATATCATCTATTTGAAATACATTTGTAACACCATATTTGATTTTTACTGCTTCTATAATATTATTCTGATGTTTAATTTTAGAACAATTATTACAATAACCTCCTGTATTTACGAGTTGTCTAAACACTTTATTAAAATTATTAATACAATTTAAAGTTAAACATTTACCTTCAATTCTTGTATCTCTATTTGTTTTCTCATAAAATTTATTTAATATTATATTATTTTCATTACAATAATTTTGTAGATATTCTTTATTATATATAATTTTATTCATATTAGTAAATTATATATATTTACATTTAAATTAATATAATATAAATTATACAGTTGGAAAACTGGCTGACATGGCTATCCCGCAAATACCTGCATCATTTGTGCTATCACTACGAGCTATCTTTACATATCCTTGATCACCCCAAGATGTAGACCATGAGTTCTTAACTAACCAGTATTTAATTCCATTTTCAACACCATAACCAACAATAAGAACTCCATGGTCTAAATTTTGGCCACAGCTAGAGCTAGTTAAAACACCAGATGAATATGACTGGAAATAACGTGTATCAGCTTCAATCGCAATAGCAACAGGTTGTTGAGCAACAGCACCCTTCAATGAAATCTGGTCATTAGGCTTCACATCAGAGCAACTAGAGAAATGTTCAATAGCAGAGCATGAGTGGCAAGATCCGGCAGTCTTGGTGACACCAGATGTATAAGGATAAGACGCATCAGAGCACATACCATTATCAATAGCATACTTGAATGCGCCATCCATTTGGCCACCATTGCATCCCATACTTCCATACTTAAGACCAGCACAGTCAACTAACTCTTGCTCAGATAAGCTAACGAGAGAACCTTTCGCAATAGCCCAAGCACCCTCCATAGCACCAGAGGCAGAGAAAGTCCAGCAAGACCCGCATTGACCTTGATCCTTGACAGAAGTAACAGCATTATGTTGACGCCAGTCATATGAGTCGGGAGCACCAGAAGCACTGCTACTAAATGATTTGCAACCAGTAGCTTGAACAGATGATTTTAAGCCAGAAACATACATAGCTTTAAATTCGGCGGGTGTCAAATCGGTAAAATGATTGACAGCCATAGTAAAGTTCTGGGTAATATCACTATTGTGCTGTCTTATGGCTCTGAAATTATCTCTAAAGATAGAAAAACGTTCCTCCATTTCTTGAAGGGTTGAATATTTCTTGCTAAATCTTTCTTGAAAGTTAGTAAATTCCTTCCATTCAAACTCATGGTCTCCAACAATAGCAGTTGAGGCAACATTTCCTCTCAAATTAGTTTGAGATAAAACGGAAACAAAGAACGAAATTAAAACAATGTATTGCATCATTTTATATATAACTAATAAAAAATCTTTAAATATATTTTATTAATTGTTTTTCTTTTATTGTTGCGAAAAAATTAATAAATATTTAAATTTATATAAAATATTAATAAAATGTTTAATGTAATTGTGATTTATGTAAATGAAGAACGAAAGAGGAGAACCCAAATATATTTGGAGCATACTGGAATTCATAAAGATCAAATTTATTATTTAGACGCATCAGTAATAGAAAACTCCAAAATATTTTTAGAACATATTCCAGAAAATATTAATACTACTCAAAATAAAAAAATAATGTGTTGTTTAAAAAGTCATATGCGGGCGATTAATTATGCTTTTAATTATTCACGAAATAAATATACAATTGTTCTTGAAGATGATGTTACTTTTTATAAATATAATATTGTTGAAAAAATAAATGAATTAATTGAAAAGTGGGAAAATAATGAAAAATATAGAAAATATGGAGTTGTTTATATTGGTTGGATACCTATGAAAAATTATAGTAAATATATTACAACAGACCCATATGATAAATTAACTAATTATGAAAATTCAAATATAATAAATTTAGCGCCAGTAGGAACACAAGGTTATATAATTAAAAAATCTATGGCTTCAAATAAAGTAAATGAAATTTTAAATTCAAAAAGTTATATTGATTTGATTGATATTTTACGAAATAATGTTAATGAATATTTTGGCAATCATGATATAAATAATCATCTTTTGGCAGCAGATGTATTGATACCAAGAATATTAACACCATTAGTAGTATTTCCTCCTTTAGTTATTGAACGCAATGAAGAGTCAACTTTAAGCCATACAAATGCAAATAGAGAATATTGGAATTATTTTTTTAAAAATAATGAAAATAAAAAAAATGATTATTTAAATTTAGATACTAACATAAATAATTAGCATTTTATTATTATTGTAAATAATTTGTGTGTTGTTTAATATTTCAAATCATTTTTTTAAATGAAAATAAAATGAAAATAAATGAAAAATAAATACATCCAAAATTTACAAACACACAAATTATTTTATTTCAAAAAATAAAATATATTAAATAATTTTATAATTATGTTTTTTGAATTATTACATTATTTGATTGGATTGTTTTTTGTTAGTTTGTTTATTTGTTTAATTATAAAAACTCATAATTATTTTAGCAAAAATAACAAACCACTAACATCCCAAACAATGACCGAACAGTTTTTGCACAAAAAATAGTCAAATTTTTCAGTTTTTCAATTAAATTAAAAAATTGAAATTATTTTTTCCAGAAAAAATTGTAATATAAATCAATTTAAACACTCCATCAATTAAAATCAATTTCAATTTAGTTAAAAAATCAATTAAAGTCAATTAAAATGGTTCCAATTCAATTAAATATTTCAAATAATACGTTAAATATTAGTATTAATATAGCCGATTTGTTAGATAAAGGGTCAATAAATATTAATTTAAACAACCAAAATGTTAGCAATATGCTAGCAATTCCAGTGGCAAATGTAGTCAGTGTTGAGAAGCAAAAAAAGACAAAAAAACGCCCTGTAAAGCTTGTTATTGAAGATAGTGAGGATGAAGAGCCCCTACTATTATGTAAGGAAGTAGAACCAGTTACAGAAGAAGAAATATTATCGGAAGAGGAACGAGAGGAAAAAATAAAAAAAATCAGACACATTTATGAGAGAGATGATGAAGGTATGATTAAATGCCCCTACTGTGATTGTAAGAAGAAAAATCTAAGCACAATTTCGATGCATGTTAAGGTTAATCACGCAACAGAAATGGGAGTTGAATTAAATCCTCATATATGTAACTATGAAGGTTGTAATAAGAGTTTCCCTATAAAAACCAGATTACAGCATCATATTAATAATCATCATAAAATAGAAAACATGAATTGTCCTTTTCCTGGATGTAACTATACTGATGCCAAAAATAAACAGACATTATACACTCATTACGTGCGAAAACATATGAATTATGAAACTATGTGTAAGGGAAATGTGTGTAATACTTGTAAATCAGTCAAACCTACTGGCATTATTTATCATTTAGCAACTTGCCATCCTAGTTCTCCTTATTCCAAAAAACTATGAATTATTTATTTACAAATTTTTAAAATTAATCAAAATAAGAATAAAAAGGTTGTTAGTTATAATAACTTTTTTCATGTTATAATTACAAAAATCAAATATATTTCATAATATATTGAAGTTATGAAATATCTTGGTGGAAAACAAAGATTAGGCAAACATATTGCGCCAATTTTAAAAGACTTAATGGCTACATATAATAGTCTTTTTTCAACATCATTAGAAGCATATTTAGAGCCATTTTGTGGCTCACTTGGTGTTTTGAAAAATATGACAGATATACAAGGCATCTCTATTTTAGCAAATGATTACCATCCTGATTTAATTCAGATGTGGAATGAAGTAAAAGCAGGTACTTTTGTATGTCCTGAAAGTGTTTCTGAGGAAGAATATAATGCTGCAAAGCTTATACCAAGTCCAAGTGCTTTAAAATCATTTATTGGATTTGGAATGAGTTTTGGTGGTCGGTTTTTTGGCGCTTATTCACAGAAATATTTAAATGATAAACCTGAAGATTTCTGTAAGGAAATGACAAATAGTTTGAAACGAATTAAGCCGGTAATTCAAAATGTGACATTTACTAATAAGGAATATCAGGAATTAACTCCAAAAAATATGTTTGTATATTGCGATCCTCCTTATGCATTTAGTAAAAATCCAATTAAATACAGAAGAGCCACAAAAAAATATGATGTATTTGATAATGAGAAATTCTGGGAATTAATGCGAATATGGAGTAAGACAAATTTAGTTGTAATATCTGAGGTTACAGCACCAGATGATTTTATAAATGTATGGGAGCAAGAACGTTATAGAAGTGCAGCACAAAGCAAGAAGACACGCTTTTGCGAGAAATCAGAAACAGAGTCAAAGACACATAATACTGAAAAGTTGTTTATACATGAGACACTTTTTAATAAAATGTTTGCTACAACAGAGAAATAATTTGCATTTGTATTAGGATTAATAGTATAGATATTATTTTTTTCTTTTAAATTTTATAGTATAATCTATATACTTATTTGAGCTATAAAATAATTATTTTTTCGGAAATGGAATATTATAAAATACATATTCAATTCTTTCCATGCCCATACCAAAAGCATTTAACCCAAATTCACCAATTTCAATCCATTCTGAATCATTTTTATAATTATTAATGTCCTTGTTGCTATTAGTTTCTAACATGTAGTGCACAGAAAATGATGGAAATTGTATATTAGATTTTATAGGATCCCTCCAATAGCCATCACCTTCTCCTTTTATATATGCATCATTAACATCTTCTCTAATCAAAATATTTTTGGTAGGAATACCCAAATTAATAAAAAAAGGTAAATATTTTTCAATTCCTTCTAATCCTAAAATATTATTTTCTGTTATTGAAACAATTCCAATTTTACTCGGTGACGCTTTACAAAAATTTATTAAATAATCAAATCCATATTTAATATAGTGAGGATCATTTACATATAACATATTGAATGTTTTCAAATTAAATTTTTTATTTATATCTTCATTAAATCTTTCACATTTTACAATAGTACAGAAATCAGTATTTTTATCTAATTCAAGTGATGTTGGACTATAGATAGGTTTTTTATTATACACATCTAATATATTCAAATTATATTTACTATTAAAAAATTCAAGTGTGTTTTTTCTAATATACCATTTTTTGCATAATATAAATATTGTATTTGCATATAATACAATAAAAACTATAGCAAGAAATATAGCAAAAAATATAGCATTTTGTTCTAAATATTTGTATAATTTCATAATATATATATTATTATTATAATAATAATAATAATAATGTTTACTTAATTATATAACTAGTGAACAAGTTAACACTTTTTTTGATATCATATATTACATACTTGTTTGAGCTATAAAATCATCTAATGATATAATTAAAATTGGCTTAGCCAGTGTCTTATTTAATTCCCGTGCTTTATCTAATTTACCAGAACTTTCAGTTACCGATCTAGCTACTAAAATATCAGTATTTTTTGACACTGATGATCCAAATTTGGCTCCAATAGCTTTGACCCTATCTTCAATAACTTTCTCTGTTAATCCGGTTACTACAATAGTCTTACCATTAAATGGATGTGTTGTTGAATCTGAAACAATAGTTGACACTGTTGGTTTTGAAATTAATTTTTCTTCTAGACCAGTATTCTTTAAAACTGGAGTAAAATCTGAATTATTTTCTACATTATTTGTTCTAGCAATAAACTCATCTAATGAAATAATTAGTATAGGTTTGGCTAATGTCTTATTTAGTTCCCGTGCTTTATCTAATTTACCGGAACTTTCAGTAACCGACTTAGCTACTAAAATATCAGTATTTTTTGACACTGATGATCCAAATTTGGCTCCAATAGCTTTGACCCTATCTTCAATAACTTTTTCTGTTAACCCAGTTACTACAATAGTCTTACCATTAAATGGATGGTTTATTACAACTGGTGCAACACTAGCTACAGTTGGTTTTGAATTTAATTTACTTTCTAGACCAGTATCCTTCAAAAACGCAATAAAATCTGGTATTTTCTCTACAAATGCTGTTGCTGTTTTAACTGCCATGCCCTTAATTTCTGTTAGTTTTCTGATTTTTGTTTCATTACTTTCATTAGATGTTAGTATATTAGGATATGTCTGAATAATTGGCTCTAATCTTGTCTCACTAAATCCATGTCCAAACATATTTGAAGCAGACATAATTGTTACAAGTGAAGCCTTTTCTATTTGTTCTTTAATACCAGTATATAATTTAGTTGCCATTTTCTGCTTAAATCCATCTACTTTTAAGAAATCTTGTTCAGTCATTCTAATAATTTTACCAACAGTATCATAACCAGCATTTATAATTTTAACAACATTGCCACTAGCTAATCCTTCTACTTCAATACCTTTGAAAAACCCAGTAATATTTTTCTCTTTTACAGTGGAATCTTCACCAGCATTTTCAAGCATAATATCTATATGTGTTTTATTCCATACATAAGGTACTGATGGCATTTTTGGCTCTGGAGCAGGCACAGTTACAGCTCGAATATAAGGTATAACATCACCACTACGGATAAGCTCAATTGTAGCACCAATTCCAATATTATTATTTAAAATAAATGCTCCATTAAAGCCAGTAGCATACTCTATTTTTACACCACCTAATTGTATTGGTTCAATTTGAACACGTGGTTTTAATAATCCATCTTTACTAGGGGTCCAAATAACATCAACAACTTTAGCTTCAGCAATTTGATCAGATAAAACCATCTTAAATGCAAACGCATGATCAGGATTTCCAGATGTTCTTGGATAAACAGCATCATTTGTAACAATAACTCCATCGATTTCATATATATAATTTTTCCTCCAGTCAATAAGTAAGTCTGAAAGCATTTCATTACTCAATGTTGGTTCTATTTTATATAAAACACGCTCTACATTTTGTATTCCTAAGAAATTCATTTGATCAGATGGTTTAAGACCAGCTGGTATAATTGTCTCATATGCAACAAAATGGACATCTTTAATAGCTTCATTAATTGTTTTATGATTAATAATTCCAGCAACCATATTTCTAGGATTAGCAAATTTATCCTTATATTTTTCCTCAAAAACAGCCTTAGGTATAACAAACTCGCCACGAATTGCTATACCTTTTGCCTTAGGTAATCTAAGATGAGCTATTAAATGACTAACATCTTGTCCCACACTGCCATCACCTCTAGTATATAACTTACGTTGGCCACCTTCTGTTGTGTAGAGACCAGAAACACCATCTAATTTACAAGATAAAACATATGGACCCTTATATTTCTGTGTCCACTCTTGTAATGCACCAGTATCTGGTTTTATCTTATCCATTGACGCCATTTCATAAGGCAATTTTACTTTATTTTTCTCAACTACTGCTCCAATTTCATTTTTAGTAATATTTGATGGAAACTTTTTATCAGTATACTCTTTAATAATATCATATTGATTATCAGTCAAAATAGGCTGTGAATTATAATACATCTTATTTAAATATTGTATCATATTTGTCAACATTTTTTCATTTAATCTTTCTAAAACTGAAATACCTTCATTCTTGAATTTATCTATGTTTGCTCTAACATCAATTGCCATTTGCTCTCTTTGTAATGGCGAATCTTCCTCAACTAATACAATATTTTTCTTCTTACGGGTTACATTTTTCTTTGTTTCAGCTACAATTGGCGCCTTCATCTGTGTAGGGGATACTTGTGGTGTCTCGATTTTAGTTGGTATATCAGCAACTGTCGCCTTCATCTGTGTAGGGGACACATTTATAGTATCCGCGCCTATAACAGCCCGCCCATCCCGGCGCTCTATCGGTGTCTTATAAGCCAACTTTAAAAAGTCAAATATATCCTTCTCATCTTTAAACAGTTGATCTACTTTTTGCCCTTTAACTTTGTTTTCTATTATACTAAGTCCATGTTCATTCAATGTATATCCTTGTTCTAATGCTTTCTGACGCATTACAGTATTGAATGCTTTACTACCAGTGAAATACAAAATAGCAAACGCAAATTCTTCTGGGGGTGAATATAAGAAATCAACACGACGGGCTACATGATTTCCTGGTAACTTAGCAATTACAAGAGTTTTTGATAACCCTCTAGATAATACATGTGTAATAATACCCTGTTTTATTAATTCATCAATAAAATTTTTATAGACAACGCCAGAATTACCAGTAATAATAACATCAATATCACCTGAATTTTGAGCTCCGCGTCGATAAGAACCAACAATTTCAAATTTAGCATTAGGATCAGATTTTGATGCAATATTTGAGAATATTGATGTAAATATTTGTTCATACATTTGAATTTCGGATCTAGGTATACGTTCTAATAATTGCTCATAATATTTAAGACCTATCTTCTGAATATCATTTAATAATTCATTTTGGTTTGCTCGCAATTGATCTATAGTTGTAATTCCTTTATCTACTAATTCCTTTGCTTTCTTTGGACCTATTCCATAGACATCTGCAAAAATATTAACTGGATTGACTTTTTCTCGTTCCAAAATTCTAAGTGTACCAGTTTGTACATATTCATTTAATTTATCCATAATTGTATCACCAATTCCTGGCAAACCTTTTAATTGGGCTGGACTTGTAATATCATCCGGATATGCCATAATCGTTTCTTGTGCTTTTTGATAAGCTCGTGCTCTAAATACTTCACCTTGTTTTAACATAATATTACTAAGTTTATCAAGGATATCAATAAATTCTTCATTATATTTTTTACCAGCGGGATTAGGTTCAGCCATTATTATATTTTTTTGTCGTGGTATCTTTAAACTAGTTTTTTTAGAAACTTTTGGTTTTAAAATAATTTCTGGTTCTTTTTCAATTTCTTCTATTTTACTAATACCTTCTAACATTTTTTCTTCATTTTTATTCAATTCTTTTTTTTTGTATGTTTTTTTTCTAGTTTTTGGAGAATTTTCATTTTTAAAAGATGGTGATGGAGATTTTTCTTTTACCTTTCTGGTTTTTTTAATAACTGGGCTTGATTTATCATCTTCAATAATAAGTATTTTGGGTCTTTGTTTCTTTGTTAGTTTAACAGTTGGATTAATAGCGTCTTCTATTTGTTTTCTTAATGTACTATTTGGTGATATCAATCCTAAATCAGACATATATATATTTATTTTTATTTTATTTTTGCGAGAAACCAAATAATTTATTAATATCTCCTCTTGGTCCTGCTGATGAAATATTTATATTTGAATTAGGCATTATTAACTTGGTAGATTTCATTTGTTTTATTCTGTGCTTTTGTATAATATTATTGATTAACATATTTTTGTATTCCAATGGGGTTAATGGTCGTTGCTGTTGTTCTTGCGCATACTGATCATTCTGAAAATATTTGTTATATATGTAGCTATTTTGAATATGATTTTGATTTTGATTTTGATTTTGATTTAAAGGTTCCTGTTTTTTTGGTTTAGATCTTCCATTTTCATCTAACAAATGTAATTTACCATTTGCTACAAACATACCCATTTTATTTAAAATATCATCATATGAAATTTTAGACTTCTCAGGTGGCACTACAAGTCTAGTTATTTTAGCTTTTGGGCCTGATAAAAATGGTTTTATATTTTGATTTGGTACTGTTTGATCTTGCGATTGTTTAACAACATTGATTTTAGGCACACTAATTTTTGGTGGCATATTTTCAGGTATTTGTTCATAATTTGATAAATTATCAATTTCAGTAATTTCTAATTCCATTATAGCAAATATATATATTTTATATTTTAAAAATATACACAGAAAAGTATTGTGTTATATTATATTGATGGCTAAAAAAATAGCAAAACGAAGGACGGCAAAAAAACTAATAAAAAGACATAATAAGACTTTAAAAAAGGAACCTAAAATACAAATGGTAAATAGTGGATTTATAAAAACTATTTCTAGTATTAATAATAAAAAAAATCAACAAGAGTTTAACTGGAATAGCAGTTATGATGGACAAAAGGCATCATTCCGTGCTAAAATAAACAAGGATGGTAAAACAGAGACAATAAATAAGACATTTACAAATGATGAAATTGGTAAATTACTTGGTTATAGTGCAGTAAATGAACCATTAGAAATGCGATTAAAGCAATTATCATCAAATAATTTGTCTAGTAATGTTCCTGTTATATTAGATGATAATAATACATTATTTATTGATAAGCCTAGACAAAATATTGGAAACACGAAACATTTTACAATTCTAATTTAATACAGAAAAAGTTAAATAATTTTAACTAGTTATATATTAATAATGTCGTTTAGAAAATATGGAGGAAAACAATATTCAGCAAATAATAATGTTACACATAGTACTATATCTAATAATGAGCAATTAAATATTAGTGGTGGATCTGGACAATTAAATACTAAGGAGACATTTTTGAGTAATGTAGATATGTCTGGCAATTCAATTATACATATGGGTTGTATATATTTTCAAGATGGTACATCTTTATGTAGTGGTAGTGGTGGGGGTACTGGTGCTGGACCTCAAGGTCCACAAGGAGCTCAAGGAGCACAGGGAGCTACTGGATTTGGAA